ACTACAATTCCCCCAAGGCTGATTACTTGTTGGAATTTTCGCTTATGCAGTACCACCTCGCTGGGCCTGGCGTGGAAGGAGCAGTTCCGTATTGGCGTTGTAACACAAAACCCGATATTGTCCACGCCTTTACCAGCGAGACTTTGGCGGGTATCGAGCGAGGACTAAAACATTTCGAGAAATGAGCGAATTCTTTCACACCGGGCGTTTCTTCCAGCAAGACGCCGAGCGTACCCGCACTGAACAGCTGGAACGCCAAAAGCAAGAACAACGTTATCTGGGTTCAGCCACGCGGCTCCCCGGTATGCGGTTGTACGAGTTCAATTATAAGACCGGAGAATGTCGGGAGATTGGTACCGAGACCACACTGGAAATAGACGTCACCACAGGGAAACCCGTTACGCGTCGCGCCGTTAAGGTCCAATACAACCCCGATTGTGTTTATTTACAGGCCCTCAACAACCGTAACGCCATGCGTAAGTTGGTAAAGGCCGGGTACATCAAAATGGTGAAACAAGATGGTAAAGGTCCGCACGTCGAAGATTGACGAAAAACAACCCGCCGCTCCGGCAAAACGTACTTTGAAGCGGCGTTACAATCCACAGCACAACGCTGATGACGGCGTCGACTACGACGAAGACAATGTAGACGAGAGTTCCGTCATGGGGATGGGAGAATTTCTAACCGAGTTAATAGGTAAATCAAAGAACAAACGCTTAAACGCCGTTTTCATCGAACTTGGCGATACGTTAATTCCGTATTACATCGTCCAAACCATCGAAAAAGTGACGATGTTTGACGAAGACGAAGAACGTATGATGTACGGAATCGCCATCAACAAGGACATCGGCGTTGGCGTTGAAGGAGGGAAGAGTGTAGCTGAGTGGTGGTACGACGCCGATACTCGTGACCGTGCTTACTTGTCACTTCGTCAGCAGTTGGCTGATGCTGGATTGACAATTATAAGACCGCAGGAATAAAGGTTTAACAACCTCATATTTATCAACAATCAAAATTATCGTACAATGAAAGTGAAAGATTTTTACAGTGCGTTGGCCGCTAAGGCTGATGTCACCAAGGCCCAGGCGACTGCTGTCGTTCGCGCCCTGGAAGAGATTCTCACCGAGGAGGTTCGCGACAAGGGCGAAACCATCGCCATCGGTAAGGTAGGAAAGTTCGTCCTCAAGGACCAGCCGTCACGTATGGCGCGTAACCCGCAGACGGGCGTTACGGCCCCCACCGAGCCCTACAAGACCATCCAGTTCCGCCCGGCGTACAGTTTCCGCGCCTACGGTAAAAAGGCTAAGAAATAGCCCGTAACTGGTAACACAGTTCGCTTTCGCACATCCGTCAGGGAGGTGGTTTGCCCTGGCGGATTTTTAGTTACTTTCGCTCCAACGTTATATTATCTGAAATGAGGGAACGCCGCTTTACGCCAAGCAACGAAGAGTTAGGTTTTCAGCGAGTGTAGTTTCTTTTCCGACCGCGGTGTTTCCTCTACCATACCCCAGGCTGGTGGGGTCGGAGTCAGGCCTCCAAACGGTATAAGCCCTGTCGCCAGCAAACAAATTGTCTCCAAGGCAGCAACGCAGACTTCCTCCATAGCGAGCGCCGGAGCGGAGGAGACAGACTCTACAAGGGGAAGAGTATAAGCGATACGTCGCGCCCCTTGATTGGCCTGTGGTGTAATGGTAACACACCAGATTTTGGATCTGGCGTTGGAGGTTCGAATCCTTCCGGGCCGACTAAACCCCCAATTAAAACCGCGTGTGGCAGACGTGGCCCGAAAGTCCATGGGTGAGGGGGTTTTAAGAAATTTCGTTCGTTAACGTTGTGGCAGTTCGCCCGTGCCGGCAAAAGGGAACACCAATAGGAACGGCAACCGACGAGCGCGGGGCGTGAAATATCGCCCCGACCTTAAAGTCTTAACAGACTTCCATCAATCAAAGGTTTAATTCACCCCGACCGCCCCACAGTAGTGATACAGCGAGGCGGTTTTTAATTTTACAGCGTTACTTACGAAAAACTTAAAATGATATGAAACGTTCACCGTACCTTGTAATGGACACTGAAACCGGGGGCCTGGACCCCGCACAGAACCCCATAACGTCGTTTGCGGCCGTTGTGTTAGACTTTAACACCCTGAAAGAGGTAGACCGCTGGGAAACCTACGTTAAGCCATACAACGACCTCCAAATAACGAAAGAATCTATCCAAAAGACGATGGTGAATATGGCTGAGGTGAATCGCGGTATGGAGTTGGATGCGTTTATCGACGCGTTCATGCGGTTCTGTACCCAGAATTTCGCCGATACCAAGGGCAAGGACCAGCGGCGGTTGGTAGCTGTGGGTCACAACGTGATGTTCGACGTGGGGATGTTGGAAGCGGCGTTCTACTATTCCGCCTACGGTAAAAAGCAGAGCCTGTTCAACTACATCCAGGATCAGACGCTGGATACGATGTATCTCTCCAAAATGATGTACGGTCTGACGGGCGACGAGAAAATGACTCTTGGTGCCACGTGTGAACGCGCGGGGATTATACTTACCGACGCCCACGGCGCGATGAACGACGTGGAAGCCACGGCCGAGTATTTCCGTTACTGCGTGCGGCGGTTGCGTGCTACGGGTGATATATCATCCGCCACCGAGAAAAAGTCTCGCCGTCGCGGTAACGAGTTCTTCGAGTTCAAGTGCGCCAAGTAGAAACAGCCAACGTTATACAGTGTGTCTAACAACAAAACCGTATAACAAAATGGACAAGAAATCATTTATCGCGGGCGTTAAGGCGTCCATCGCAGAAATCTTGGAGCGTTCCACGAATAAGTGGGTAAGCGTGCTGGAACCCGGAGCGTCGTTTAGCGCTATACTGGCCAAGAACGGCATGAGCCCCAAAATCACGCCGCCGCTTTTCGAGGTACTGACCGCCAACGGGCTGATAGAACGTTTGGGTGATAAGTCGGCGATTCGTTACCGTTACCAGCCCGCCAGCCAAATTACGCCTGACCTGGATACGCTGGCCGAAAAGGTATTCGACGCCAACCAAGCCTACAACCGCCTGAAGAGCGGTGCCGTCAAGCAAAAACGCGTAACCCCCCCGCGGGACATCAACCAGAACGGAAAGGCCACGCGCCTCAAGGGCAATATGCTGCCTAATATTGGTGATTCGCGTTATGTACTGGTGGCCGACGAGGGGGCTATCGAGATTATCGAGGTCAAGGTCGTTGGTATTACGCGCGACCCTGCAGACGGGCGGTATATGTTTGACGTGGTATATCGCCTACCGGAGGACGACGAACTGAAAATCATGGCGAAGTTGCCGTTGCGTGACCTTTTCGTCCGCCCTGAAGACGTGTACACGCATTTGGCACAGACGATGGTACGTTTCCGCGGTGAGTTGTTTCCAACTATAAAACGAGAAACCGTAAAACAAAATGGCAGATAACGCACGTGTCGCTCAAACGCCCGAGGAGGTAGAAGCGACAAAACAGTACACCGAAAAGGACGAAAACCGCCAACTGGCCTTTTCCAAAGCACTCGAATTGCTTCGTATTTTGTGTAAAGACGCTTTGGAACGGGAAATGATAGCCCAGCGCACTTTCACCCGTACAGAGGTTGTAAAGAAAACGACGCTGTCGCACCGTAAAGCGTTGGACCTGTTGGAGACGCTTCAGACGTTCGGTTACGTCGATATAATGGACGCCAACAAGACAAAATTCTGCTTCACTTTTAACGCCGACGACCGTGCAGCGGTCCATAAGGCCAAGATTATACAGCTGACTACGTTGCTCGGGGCAGCTATCGAGAGTTACAACTCCGTGCTCTTGAAAGAATACCCCGAAGAGGTGTACCAGCGCGAGACCCTGGAAATGGAACGTTACCTCGCCCAGGCGTTGAATTTGAAGAGATGAGTTTTGTTGTGGACCCGGTAACACCCAGAGGGAATCGAGACCCCTTTGGGTGTTGCTATTAAATGGCTATTATGATACAACCAGCCCTCCCCCGTCCTTCATTCGTTGAGCCATCGTATAACCATCGTTTGGCTTGCTTGGAACTTGTAGATGAAATAATACAAGCCATGGATGAACGCGGTCTCAACGAAATGATGAATGGCGATGTTCGTGATGTAGATGCCGTTTTCGACGCACTTATGCAGGATACCTACCGCGTTCTATACACAGGCGATATGTCTATTGATTTTCGTCCCAGATATGAAGAGAATCTATCAGCGGTCGTTGAAGATACCCTACGATGCGCCAATTTGACGTATTTCATCACTTCGGTCATCCCCGATTTTCAACTATCGTGGCACCACCTGGAGTGGGGAGAGTTAGTACAGCAACACAAGAAATTGTGCATCAATGCTGCTCGTGACCACGGAAAGTCGTTTTATTTCTCCAACGCCTACGCCGCATGGCAGTTATATCGCTATACACGCCCGCGCACAAGGAGTTATTCAAAGCGACCCACGGCGGCTTCGTCTAACCGCGGTTTCTTGTTTTCGTTCTCTTTACAACAGGGAATCGACCTCATGGAGATTTTGAAGGGGACTATCGAGGAGAATGATATTCTGAAGGAGCGGCTGTTCCCTCAGTCTACGGCCAACAGTTGGTCTGCTACCAACATCGTATGTCGTAATGGAGCGCGGTTGACGGTAAAGGGTTTTGGCTCTTCGGTGCGTGGTGCTCACCCGTACTGGATTATCGTCGATGACGGCTTGAAGGACAACGTCATCTACTCCAGTCTTCAGCGAAATAAGTCCACCGACTATTTCCACTCCGTGATTATGAACATGCTCGTACCCGGCGGCCAGATTATCGTCGTCGGTACGCCGTTCCACGCCGAGGACCTTTACGGCGACCTCAAGACCAAGAATGGTTGGTTCGTTATCGAGTATCCGGCCATCTTCCCCGACGGGCGAATCCTTTGGCCCCAGCGCTGGTCGTTCAAGGACCTGATGGATAAAAAGGAGACTCAGGGTTCAATCATCTTCTCGCGCGAGAACCTTTGCCGCCCGATTACCAACGAGTCGTCAATCTTCCCGATGGAAATCCTCACGCGTTCGCTACTGCGGATGGAAAATTACACGTTGGTGGATTCACGCGAAGAATTCCCTGTTAAGTTCTCCAAGGTGGTGGTCGGGTGTGACTTCGCTATTTCAGCCAACGTCGGCGCCGACTACGCCGTATTCAGCGTGTGGGGTATCGACGAGTTGACCGACGAACGCTGGTTGTTACACCTTTACCGTGAAAAAGGTGTAAAGTTCTTCGAACAGATGAACGTCCTGCGCCGTATCAACTCCCGCTTCCGGCCTGACCTTATCGTGATGGAGAATAACACATTCCAACAGATATTCGTCGAGACGGCCGACACCGAGGGGATGCCCGTTATCGGTCACACTACGGGAATTGATAAGTACGACTTGAAAACCGGGTGGCCACACCTCTCAACGCTATTCGAACGTGGCAAAATCCACATTCCAGTGGGCAACGTCTACTCTCAGCAGGTCAAGGACCTCATATTCCAAGACCTCGGTTCCGTTGCCTTTACCGAAAAGGGGCTGGAGAGCGTCGGCAGTCACGATGATATTTCGTCGTCGTTCTGGTTGGCCGACTTGGCGGCGTCGCGTATGACCACCGGATTTAAGTTCGATTTGTTAGGATAACAAGGTTATTTTCGATGAATAAAACATAGAATGTATGGTTGTTAAATTTAAGAAAGTGCACCCCGAAGCCGTACTGCCGGCGTATGCTCACCCTGACGGTGAGGATAACGGACTGGACCTCGTGGCTGTGGCCGTAAAGGAAACCGAAGATTACATCGAATACGATACCGGCATCGCCGTTGAAATCCCCAAGGGGCACTGCGGCCTGCTGGTCCCGAATTCGCGTTGTTCGAAAATGGACCTGGTGATGTGTAACGCGCCGGGCGTTATCGACCCAGGCTATCGCGGTACGATGCGCGCTCGTTACAAGAAGACGTGGCACTTACCGACGTTAGTCCACAGGTTCTTCAAGAGCGTCTGCGGATTGCTTTCTAACGTTTTCGGCGAGGTCGCCGGAATGAAGCCCCAAAACGTGAATATGAATACCAAGGAATTCAAGGTGGGTGACGTTGTGGCCCAGCTGGTCATCGTCCCCGCGCCGTATATCGAAGTGGAGGAAGCCGACACGCTGACGCCCTCGCTGCGTGACGCCGGAGGATTCGGTTCAACGATTAAATAGCCATGAAAACGATTCTCTTACACAATCCCGCCAAACAGGACAACGTCGAAGCGATGGCCGACGCGCTGGTAGAGTCGATGCGTTACGCCAATAGCGCGGTTGATTATCCCGATGTTTCCAAGGCCAAACCGGACGACGGCGTTCCGGCCGAGTGGTTCTACAAGGCATACGTCGGTACGGCCCCCACGTCGGAACTCACGGCCATTCTCCAGTACACGCAGCAGCGGATGATCTTCGATGAGATTGGCGAAACGTTCCTCGGTATCGCCCTCACTGAGATGAAGCACTACGACCGATTAGGCGACTTCATTAACCGTATCGGAGGTAACGTATCGCGACCTGCGTTTTCGGCAGCCAAAGTGGACATTACGACCAAAAGCGCGGCCGAAGCCGTCCAGATCAACATCCACGCCGAGCAGGACACCATCGCCGAGTACGAAAAACTCATTCAGCGTATTCAGGCCAACAACCCTACACCAACTGTGACCTCGGCGTTGGCCATCCAACTTATCAACAAGATTGTCGCCGACGAGCACGTACACGTCCGTCTGTTGGCGGAGTTGGCGCAATCCCTCGGCGAGGAAGACACTACGTTATGAAAGCCGACCTCCGGAAATATACCTCGCTGTTGTTAGCCGCTGTAAAGCGCATCGAAGCCGAACGCCCAGGAGTCATAGCCTGGGCGTCTCGTCAAGAACGGTGGTGGGAGTTGTGTGTTAGCGATTACGACCTTTACCGCAGTGAGGAATTTGCGCATGTAAAGGAAGCCTATCGCCGGGCGTTGGCTGTTGCGGGCGGTGGTGAGTTGATATTCTGCTACGCTAAACCTGACGCCGAGCGGCTATACGAATTGGAGTTGAAAGGTAATTTGGTGATGGATTGTTAATTTTTCGCCAAAATATTTTGTAGATTGTAAAATTCGTATTACCTTTGCTCTTGGAAAAGAATCGTAAAACAAAATCGTTATGGAAACTACACAAGACATCAACTCCATCCTTTCGAAACTGAAGAAACTGCAGCGGCTTTACGAAGGAGCAAAAGCTATCAATTCCGAGGCTGAGGCCGCTAACGCCGCCGCTAAAATTCAGAACCTCCTCACCCAGTACAACCTTTCGATGGTCGATTTGGACTCGGTAGCCGATGACTCACAGAAAAGTAGCGTGACGGAGGACCAATTGGATGACCGTTGGTCACGTAAGACTGGCGGCGCATGGGACCAACTCCTGTTGTATGGAATTTGTAAGTACAATTTCTGCTACACAATAGTCAGCCAAAAACATACGAGCCGAATTACAAGCGGCGGCAGGCTTGTTTACGAGGTGCGTCGTAAATTCATCGTAATTGGCGAGCAACAGAACATCGAGGTTGTTAAGTGGCTATTCGCCGTATTATCTCGGCAGTTGTACGAACTCTCCAAGAAGCGTTACAAGGAGTATTTGGCCGACGATTCACAGGCGTTGATTCGGTCGTTTACGGGCGAAAAGCGCATGTCTCCAGCCAAGTTCCATCGTTCGTATCTGGCGGGAGCGGCCAAAGGTGTTCAGGACCGCCTCAAGGAGGAGCGTGACCGCGAACTCCAGGCTCAAGTGCAGGTCAACGCGCTGGTGCTTCGTACGGACCAGAAATTGAACGATTACGTGGCCGAGAATTACAAGGACTTACGCTCGTCGCGTCCGATGCATATAGGCAGTGGCCACGCTATGGCGATGGGGCGTGAAGATGGCCGCAAGGTTAATATAACCCGCGGCGGCATCGCTGCTTCGAATACCAACCCTAACCAGATAGCGCAATGAAAATAAACCTCGTATTTGACGGGAATTTCCTGTACCATCTGTCGTTCTCGATATTTTCGACGTACTACCGCAACGAAGACCTCTGCGAGGTCTTGGACGACCGCGAAAAGCGCCAGGTTCTGATACGTAAATGCGTGATGAACCTGTGCGCCGCGGTACGGCGATTTGGTGATGACGTAAACCGCGTGGTGGTAGTCATCGACTCCCACTCGTGGCGACGCGAGGTGTACGACGACTACAAGTACGCCCTCACGCGGGTGAAGGAACCGTGGAGCGACGCATTTGTAGAGGTCCTGGGTGAATTTGAAGCGTTATTGCGTAAACGCGGGTTAATCGTTACCCGCGTACCGGGCGCTGAGGGCGACGACCTGATGATGTTGTGGGCTTTCGCGCTGGACGAACTCCCCGATGAAGAAACCGTAATACTCACGGCCGATAGCGATATTCGCCAGTTGATAACGCCAACGGTTTCGGTCTTCAACTACAACTCCAAGTTCATGAAATTCTACGTCTTTCCGGGGAAAGATGGTTTTTGGAACGAACGCTTGGATGCCGACATCCAGGTCCTCACAACTGAGGCGCTGGAGGTCTTGCTGTATAAGGTGCTGATGGGGGATAAGTCGGATAATATCCCCAAGGTACGGCGCGGATTTGGTGATAAGGCGTTCAACCGTTTTATCGACGCGTTGAAAGGGGAACTGAACGGGCGTCTGCCGTCACCGACTGTATTCCAGGAGTACAGTTATACGAAGATGGCGCTGTGGATTCAATCCAAGTTCGAGAAATTCTTGGGTACGCCGCTGAGTACCGAAGAAATCGGGCAAATTCTGTTCAACGTCCAGTTGACTTGGCTGTCGCCGTCGGTTTACGGCCCACGTCAGGAAGAACTGTTAATAGCGATGGCCGAGGAAATAGCCAACACGAAGGATTCGTACAACTATAAAAAGGCGTACACGCTTGAAGACTTCTACGGGATGTTAATAAAGTAATTAACCAAAGATAAGGCACTATGAAAAAGTGGATGTGGATTCTGATTATCGCGGTGGTCTTGATGATTGCTGCGGTAGTTTACGCCCATGAGGCGAAGATTATCCACACGCTGGTGGCTATCCTCTCGTTTGAGGCGGGAGTGGTGGCTCACTGGGCGTGGGGCAAATACGTGGCCGCCAAGGCCGTTAAACAGGTAAGTGGCGATGGAAAACATTCGTGACATCATCCTCGGCGCTCGGGCTGAACGCCAGGAGCACATGCTGAAAGGATTCGCCCCGGTGGCCGACGAAACCGAGAGCGACAAGGTTGAAAAGGGCGATAACGTCTTCGAGAAGATGGCTGACGCCATCGAGAAGTCGTGTTCCGACGACGCCGAAGAAGCCCTCCAGGCCGAAATCGAAAAGTCGGACATCATGAACGCCATCAGCGGTTACGATTCCAACATCAAGTTTGGTAAACTGGGTAAGGAAATCAAGGCCAAACTCAAGGCCGATGTCCTTCCGTCGCTTAACGCCAAACTGCAGGTACTCTCGGCTGAAATCGAGAGCAAACTTGAGGATTGTGGCGGCGTACCTACCGAAAGCGTTCCCGCGTGGTGGACATCCGAAATCAAGATGGAATTGCCGTTCCGTATCTTCAGCTGGAAAGACCGCGATTGCAGTCCCGGTCCTCAACTGGCTGGCACGCTTGTCGGTGAGGAAAAGGAGAACCCGGTTACTCCCGAAATGTGCCGTTGCCGCGAGGAGTACAACGAAAAGGTACGCGAATACGCCAATGTGGCTACTGACGTCAAGGCGTGTGAAATCCTCGAGACCAATCTTTCCGACAACGAACGCTACCAGCTGTCACCTCGTCAGCTGACGGTGTTCGGGTTTTAGTTTCTTTTCTGTTTCCATTTTGTTAGGTAGTTAGGACAGCGGCCCCGATTCGTAAGCGTTTCGGGGCCAAAGTTTTTAACCGTATGAACGCATGGAGATATTTCAAAATAGGTGACATCGTGACGGACCCCGAGGTGTGGGGCCGGACGACTTTTGTAATACGCTCGTTTCACGGCAACGACTACTGCCCATTAATCGCTGCAGAGTCCCTGAAACCAATCCGCGGTAAACGCATAAGGGTAAATCTCGGTGTACCTGAAACGCGACTTGTAAACGCCCCAAAACGTCCGTTGATGAAGATTGCGGATGATACGTTACGGAGACTGGTCGGAAAAAGCACGGAAGCGCGGCGTGAATTGTTAATTAGAACTTATCGTAAGCAAAATGGCGACATTTGACCATTACCCCTGGGCTGATAAACTACCTGCCGCCACACTTGACGTCAGCGAGGAGCACTATCACGATTTCTTCCGGACTATGTTTGAGCGCCAGATGATATGGAAGCGGCGGTTCCTGGACCAGAAGCCGCGTCCGTGGACTGATGACCCCATATTACGCGACTACAAATTCACCAACGTATATCGCGAACTGGACCGTAATTCACAGTGGCAGATACGTAACATCCTCCTGGATGACGAACTGACGTTGACGAATCTGGTATGGAAGATGATGGTGTTCCGGTATTTCAACAATCCCTCGACGTTTGAATACGCACGTGAAAAGTACGGCTGGGGAGCAGGCATTCCGGATTACAACCAGTACGACGAGAAGACTTTTGCTGAAATGGTAGCGTCGTATCGGTTGTCGGGGCATAACCCCTTCACTACGGCTTATCTTATCAACTCGATGGCTGCGCCCGGTAAGACACGCGATGAATGTTACACAGGAACGGTCGTTCCTACGTTACATCGCCGTTTGTATGAGCTGATGCGCGTTGTATTAACGGCAAAAATCCCTGAGGACATTATTCAGTTCCTAAGAACACTTCCAGCGTCAGCGGCGTTTATCGCTCATGAGTTCTATCAGGATTTCACCTATATACCGCGCTACACTTATCGTCGTTTTATGCGCTTTACCCAGGATGACTACACTAACGTGGGTCCAGGTGCATCAACAGGATTACGTTTGATATTTCCATCACTAAAATGTCAAGTAGATGGTATATATCGCCTGCGCGACGAAGCCGCAAAAGCGTTGTCTGTTTATGGAGATTTCCCTTATCTGCACTGGCACAAACTGGAGAACGGGTACTACACTACACCGAATGGCGAATTAACGCTTCACCAAGTAGAGATGTGGTTGTGTGAGTATCAAAAGTATTGGAAAGTCAAAATCGGCCAAGGAAAGCAGCGGAGCCTTTTCCAGCCGCATACAAAAAGTGATGCATTTCAATGATAACGTTCCATCGACCAATAGAGGTGAAAGAATTCATGGGTATTGATTTTCAGTCTTTGGCTGAAGACCTTACTACGAGTGCCACTAAACTTTGTGTTATAGGCACTTTTATTACTCCAATGACCGTTGATGAGGTTAAGATATTCAAACGGTTGTTGGAGTATATTCGTTTTGATGGCGAGTGGCAGGGAGCCTATGATGACCAGACCGATTATTACTACTGGAATGGCCGAACGATTGTTATTTGGGGCGATATCGCAAACCAGGCGTTGATTTTGCAGCGCAATCAACGAAACGACGTTTTGGCATTCTTCCCCTAACACCAATTATAGCAAAGCAAATTGGATAATATCATGCTCGGCATAAAAGAAAGACTCGAAATGGTGGACCGCGCTCAGCAGACATTAGCAGTACGCAAGTCGTTACTGCTGGAAAGTGCTATGCGCAGCGATAATCCGTCCGACATAATCAAAGCCGCCCAAATATTCAACCAGCAATCTAAGCCTGGAAATTCGGCTCCGCGGGCGTACTTGATTGACCCCTTGGAGTTCAACTCATTTTTGGGATATAAGGATAAGCCGTTTTCGCTTTCGTACGAAACGTTGCGCCGGATGAGCCGTACCCCCATTATCAACTCGATTATCAAGACCCGTAAGAACCAGATAGCCGACTTTGCTGAACCGCAGGCCGACCGCTATTCGACGGGTTTTGTTATTCGGCGTAAACCCAAGTTCGGCCAGGAGCAGAAGATGGACACGCAGGACCGCAAAATTGCGTCTTCCATCACCGACTTCATCCTCAACTGTGGTGATACCGCTACATGGGGCGGCGACGAGTTTGACGAGTTCATCCGTAAGATTGTGGACGACTCGCTGACGTTCGACCAGATGACGTTTGAGTGTATTCGTAACCGTCGCGGCAAACTGGTCCGCTTCCAGGCGGTTGATGCCGCTACGTTCCGTCTGGCGGAATCGTATTTCGACGGCGAGTACAACAACCCCTACTTTGAGGGAGCGATGATGGACGACCGCCAGAACTGGGGACCCAAGGTCGATGGCTATTATCCGGCCTACGTCCAGGTGTACCAAACGGCCAAGGTAGCGCAGTTCTACCCCTGGGAGTTGTGCTTCGGCATCCGCAACCCGACCACGTCGATTTACGCCAATGGGTACGGAAACTCGGAGTTGGAAGAATTAATCAACGTCGTAACATCGATGCTTTGGGGCGACGAGTACAACCGCCGCTTCTTCTCGCAGGGTTCGGCCCCGAAAGGTCTTCTGCGTATCAAAGGTAACGTGAACGAGGCTTCGTTACAGCAGTTCAAACAGCAGTGGCAGGCCATGATATCGGGCGTTATGCAGTCGTGGAAGACGCCCGTCGTTGAGGGCGATATCGACTGGGTTGACCTCCAGAAGAACAACCGTGATATGGAGTACAACTCGTGGATGGAATACCTGATTAAAATCGCCTGTGCGGTGTTCTGTATCGACCCTACAGAAATCGGCTGGGATATTTCGCGTTCCAACGGAAGCGGCCTAACGTTCGGCGACGGCCAAAAGCAGCGCATGGAGCAGTCGAAGGACAAGGGCCTTTACCCGATGCTGAAATTCATCCAGCGTAAGGTTAACAAGTTCATCGTCGAGCAAATCAACCCCGACTTCGAATTCGTATTCATGGGCCTCAACGGAATGACCATTTCCGAGGAGCTGGATATGGACATCAAACGCCTCCAGGCTTTCCAGACCGTGGACGAAATTCGCGAGAAATGGGACCTCCCGGCTATCGGCGAAGAAAAGGGCGGCGATACTATCGAAAACTCCGTTATTCAACAAGCCATCAGTGCCAAACAGCAACAACAGCAACAGGCCGCGATGGGCGGTATGGGCATGGGCGGAGGCAATCCGTTCGAAGAGGCCGCGGGTATGGGCATGGAGGCCGGAGGCCCCGCTGACCAGCCTGTAGCTGGAGGCGAGGGCGAAGAAGACGCCGCCGCTCAGCCGGGAAACCCGTTCGACCTTTACGCCGAGGGTGACCAAGAAGAAACCATGAAGGCACGCGAGTCTAACCCCCTCGTGGCTGCATTCGACGAATACTTACAAAAAGCAATACACCATGACGAGTAACGAGAAAAACACCGCGCCCATTGTCCAGTTGCTGGCTGACGCTATGCCGAAACCGATTGTTGACGCCTCGGGTGGCGACGTTATCTACCGCGGCTACGCGCCTATCGGTACGGGTCAAGGCGAGGCCGGGTGGCGCATCGAACGGGAAACCACCTCCGACGGTATCACCATCACCGAGTATCCCCAGGGGGATATGAGTTACAATTTCGTGTGGGACGACCGCAAGACCTACGTATATTCACGCTAACAAAGTTCAAAATGGCAACTATTGACGTCGGAACTGTAGCAGGTATTTCCATCGGCACGACGCCTCCGTCGAACCCGGCGATTATCTGGTACGATACTACCGACAAACTCCACAAAAGTTACGATGCCTCGCTCGGGCAGTGGGTTCCGATGTCGCAGGCAATTGTGACCCAGATAAACGACTTCAACGACCTTATCAATAAGGCCAATCTCCCCGGCGGTTTACCTATCGCGGCGTTCTACAACGTCCTGAAGCGTGACTCCGACCCGTTCTGGAGCACCATGGTGTGGGTAGTAGGCCAAACACGTATTCAGTACGTCGATAAGCAAAACAACATCATCGTCGAAGACCTCGCGGGTCAGGGTACGACCACGCAATACGTTGCTTCGACGAACTATTTCTTCGATAATATCGTGGCGACTTTCGACCAGAAGACGTCACAACTCAATTTCGATTTTCAACAGTTGGCTGATAACCCGGCGTTGGCTGACGTGTTGTACGGTATGCGGGTTGTTAATGATAACCCCACGCTGGTTAAGCGCACTGTGAAGTCGTTACTTTCGACGTCACCCAAGAACTCGTTAGGATTCGTAAACGGTTTGTTCTTTGACTTTGGCGCGGCGATGAGCGGCATTATCGTTTCCGAGCAAGCCAACGATACCCAGGTAGTCGGGTACAAGCAGTACACGGCCGATTATGCCGCGATGGATAAAACATTCCAGGAGGTTCAGAGAATCATCAACGACTGGCAGAACGGTTCGCAGACGATGATATTCTCGGCCAAACTGACTAACGTCGCACCTGTAGACGCTACTATCGCCAATCCGCAGGACCTTACTACGGCCGATGACCTAATGACGGCTCTGAACAAAATTCAAGGTTGGTACAACCGCCTGAAACTGGCTACTGGAATGAGTCTTTCGTCAGCTTATAAGGCTGACCCGGCTACAAAAGGCGTTATGCCTGTTGGGGGCGACCCGGTTGAAAAGGCAATCGCGTTGCTTCACCAGGCTATTCTGGATATTGACTATTCGGAGTATGGCGAATCCGCGAACATCAAAATAGGTGGTCAACAGACCGATTTCCCTGACATCGACTACATGGGTTTCATTGATGTCGAGGGGAGCGTGCGTGATGCGTTCAAGGTTCTGTGGGACGATCTTGCTCAGATCATCACGGGCGATGATACAGGCCCCATATTGAAGAAATTGGTGGATTCATCGTCAATCTTCGAACGCGCTATCCGGAAGGAACACATGGCTGTTGGCCTTGTCGGAGGCAGCGTCGGCTATTCAATGCTGGCTGGCAGTTCGTCATACAATTTGGCGCTTGGCAATCGCTATTTCTACAACCTGAACGCCTCTGATATCACTTCTACGACATGGACGCTGAATCTCGGCTTTTTGGATAATCCTTCGTCGTTTGAAGCATATACGACTGAAAGCGTTGGTGGCACGATTCAGGTGATCATCTATTGTAACGTTTCCAACGGTCAAACGCTGCGTGTCGTTGATGCCGATGGCGCCAAGACTTACAATATGGCTGAAAGGGGGCATTACCTTCTCACCGCGTGGGCTACGGGATTTGTGTCGTCGAGTCGGTTGCGCTTTACGAGTTTCATCCAAAAAATCGATTATCTCCAATAGTCATGTGCAAAGTGGTCTATTTAACATCGAAGCGTTTCAACGCTGAAGCGCGTCATTTCGTTCAGGCGCTGGCTGAAGAACTACGGCGGCGGCGTATCGAAGTGGTCGTTGGTAACGCCTACGATGTTTGGAATTATTTCCGACCACACCGCACATACGGCATAGCGTTGGCGATTGACTTTTTCACCGACCGTAAGGACGGTTGCAGTTTAACACTAAACCAGGTTTGTCCGGCGTTGACGCGCGACTTCGCCTACAACCTTTCAAACCACTATGACCTCTTAACGCCTCAAATCCGTTGGCGGTCGTTCTCGTTTGTTGATTCGTACGATCCTCAGTGGTATCGTTTCTTCAATCGTGTAAGTGCCGAGGTGAAACTCATTATCTACCCAGCTACGCTTACCAACGAGGGAGACATGGATGCTTACAAAAGCGCTCAGCCCGATATTATAAAGGCGTTCGCTGACGAAATATTGAGGTGTCTTCGCTCTAATTACGATTCCCACGCGTATGCCCGTTCCGCTAAGGCCGCACGCATACGTATTAACGAAAGAATGAAACGCAATGGCTGACGGACTTTTCATGACCACCATCTTCCCTGTAATTTCGCTTCTATTCGGGGCGGGCGGTATTGGCTACGCCATTGTGGCGCGTATGTTGGACCGTAAGAAATACGCCCAAGAGGTGCGGTGTAGCCAGGCCGACGCCGACCTGAAAGGCGAGGAGTTTTGGAAAGGGAGATATGATACCTTAATGACGGAACTCGACAAGAAGGAATCGTGGTGGAAGGAACGGTATGATAACCTGTACCAGGAGGTTCAAAACGAACGTAAGTTGTCTAACGAGATGATGACTAACTTTCGTAATGAACTCAACAAGATTCGCGAGGAATACGAGGCGCAACGCCAGGCAGACCGTGATAAGTACAACCGCCTGATGGAAGAGTTCCGCGCTCAGGAGTATGCAGCTAACCAGGCGGCCGAAGATTACAAGAAGCGCATCAACGAACTCGAAGCGTCCATAGTGGCTTACGAGGATATGATTAAAAGCGGCAAAAGGTCATGAAGACGGCGGCATCCATAATTATCGTTGTAGCGGCCCTAATTTTCGCGTTCTTTCTGGGGCGGAGCAGTTATACCCCTGAACCCCCTAAAGTCGTTGAAAAGTGGCTGACAAAGTACGACACGGTCGAATACCGTGACACGGTTAAGATTCCCGTTCCGCAGGTTATCGTCCGTGATACCACGATATACCTGCCAGGCGAAATCGATACCGCTGCCTTGCTGGCCGACTACCTGGCACGAAAGGAATATCCCCTCGACTTTTCCAACGACAGTATCGGCGAGTTCCGGGTCGATATCACCGTCCAGCGCAACGCCCTTACAGAGGTTGTATCACACGTCAAACCGCTCATCCGTGTTCATGAGGTTGAACGCACGATTATCGACAAGCAAATTCCCTTTATACAAGGTTATGCCCAAATAGGAACCTCCGTCGATTTTGGCACACAAAAGTTTTCCGCCGGAGCCGACTTCCGTCAACGGTTTTTGGTCGGCGCGTCAGCTATAAGAGTTAATGACCAATGGGGGTACACATTAGATTTTGGCATAAAATTTTAACAATTCTCTTGGCAGTTTGGAGAAAATTTACTACCTTTGTATTGGAAATGAAACTTATAAACCTATAAAGTCATGAAAGAAATTATCAACTACGGCGAAGCGCGTCGTCAACAAATTCTGAAAGGTTTTACCAACATCGAAGAGTGTATCGAGGAAGCGCCGATTGAAAAAGCGCGTCACGGTGTTTACGCCGATA